ACTTGTACGCTCTCAACAGTTAAGGTTGGGTATTTTATTGGGGAATTACCGCTGACGGAATCGAACCATCATACAACCACTGCGGCACTGTTAAGAATCGTCTACATTCTCAACTTATATACACCTTTTTCAAGACTGGCTCCGGAATCATGTTTCCGCATGTTTTCCTTTTATTTACACTTTCTTACAATACATATTTTAATATATATCCCTTTTGTATTTCTACAAACTTTTTTTAGTAAATTCTACAATTTTTTAATCGTAAACATCCACACCAAGTGCATAAGCTAGTTGCGTAATACCTTCCATTCTTAAATCACGTATTGTGAATTCACTGTAATTCAATTCGTTTCCAATCTTTACATCACTTTGTTCCAAAATCAATGATTTGTAAATCACTATCCGGTTAGTAGCCGGAATACTATTTAAAGCAGTGTTTACACGGTCTACATAATCTTTGAACTTCTTTCCAACTGTATCAGCATACAATGCAGCATCTTCAGTTGATGAATGGAATTGATTAGTAAAGCTTGGCGGTACGATTGTATAATGTGGAGTGATGCTTGGCATACTTTTCAAGTATAGTTTATTTAAAGCGTTCTTGTATCTGCCTATTACTTGCATCACTGCTTGTTTTGTTTTGATGTAGTTTAGCTCTGGATAATCAAACAAATCTATACTTTCCAAGTATTTACACCTTCTTTCTTTAGAATGGTAAATCGTCATCGTTAACTTCTCCAAATTGAACTTGTTCTACATTTCCAATTGGCGCTTGTTGTCTACCTTCTGTTACTGCTTTGGATTCTAGTAATGAAAAGTTTTCTACTAGCACTTCCGTCACATATACTTTTTGCCCTTCTTTATTTTCGTAACTTCTTGATTGTAATCTTCCTTCAACTCCAATCAATGAGCCTTTTTTAGTGAAATTAGATAGATTAACTGCCGGTTTTCTCCAAATTACACAATTAATATAATCTGTTTCCTTTTCTCCACTTTCTTTTTTATAGTTCCTGTCAATCGCTAATGAGAATGAACCAAAAGCAGTTCCGTTTGATGTGTATCTTAAATCTACCGGTCTAGTTAATCTGCCTACTAAACATACATTGTTAATCATATTTATTCCCCCTTTTCTAATTCTTCCAATCTATCCGGATTGTAGCCTACCCACGCATTATCAAAATTATCATCAATCACTACTACCGGCATACCTTTAAATCCGTATGATTTGATTTTTTCTAATACCCCTTCAGTTTCAAAAACATCAACTGTTTCAAATTTAATTTTATGCTGATCTAAATACATCTTAGTCATCTCACATTGCATGCAAGATGGTTTACTATATACTGTTACTTTCAAATTACTCATCCTTTGCTATTCCAACTAATTTATCATTCTTAAAAGTGGCACTCATTCTTTTACCTGTTTCTTCATCCAAATATGTAAACCAAGTGCTATTTTCGTATCTATCAAAATCTTGAACTTCTTTAAATTCAAATGCTTTTCCATTTTCTAAAAACAATAGTATTTTCATGTCAGCCCCGCATTTTTTCTGCTGCTTGCAAAATTAACTGTGCTACTGCTGATAAGAATAGCAAGATTAAGAAAATCATAATTGAACCTGTTAACGGTGCTGCCACCACAATCCATTTCAACGGAACACCCATTAACTTCAAAATCAATAAAATCAAGCTTAAACTTAATACTGCTACAAAACCTAATGAACAACCGCTATATTGTTTTTTCTCCATGTTTATTCTCCTTCCGTCTATACAAAGTAAATGGCACTGCGTTTATATTTTGTGAACTCAAACAACATTTGTCCGGATTCGCTAATGTCATATCCAAAAGTACTATCATAGCTAGATGGCTTGCTTGGGCTTTGCAATTGATACCATGTAAGCCCCGCAAAAGATAGTGATTTTTCGTGGTGGAAATGCCCTGTAATTAAATATCTTGATTGGCTTTCTCCCCACTCTTTGCTAAATTTAGCAGTAATCACTTGATGCAGCTTTCCCGGATTTTTAATCTTATCTCCATGATGTAGAAAGATTGAATGTGGCCCCAGTCTAGCATGTTTATATTCATCAAATTTCAAATCAAATTTGATTTGTGTATATAGCTTTTGTAATGCTTTAACAAATACAAAATCTGTGGAAGGTGCGTGGTTCCCTTTTAAATAAACCAATGTTACCTTTCTGCTATTCTCTAATGCTAAATCGAGTAGTGGCATTATGAAATTGAATCCATCTTCAATGCTTGCATCAAAATCAACTTCATCAATCCGCGTTCCTTTTTCAGTTGTATTTAAAAGATTATCCACATGGAAGTAATCACCGTGCAATGTGATTAGAATTTCTGCATACCTGTTCAAAATTCTATCTGCTATTTCACGTTGTAATGCAGCGTAGTCATATTTAGAATTCAATCCAAAGTGCATATCTGATAACGGAATCAATAAATATTCTTCCGGAATTTCTTCACACGATAACTCCATTTTCCGTGGTTTTAACTTGCTTAGTACTCTTTCAATATCTTCTGCAGTGATTTCTGGTTCTTTCCTAACCGCTACAATCTTTGATTGGTAATTGTAATATGTTGAGCCTGCAATAGGTGTAGTCCATTCGTTTGATGTGATAGATTTTAATTTAAAAATCTTTGGATCAAACCCGTGTAATCTTAGAAGTTCTTCATCCGTGAATACTTTTTTATTCTTTCTTCCAATCTTGATTTCTGAACCAATTGAGCCATCCGACTTGATATCCTTCTTTTGATATCTAGTTTCATTTTGTTTAGTGCTGGAATTGGATTGTTGAATTTCCGGATATCTTGGATGCCTTCTACATCTAATCCGGATTCTTTCAATTGCTTGTAAATCGTTAAAACCCATCCTTTGCGCAACTTCCGCCCATGAGTAGCCTTCAAGTTTCAAATCAATAGCCTTATCTACATCAATTTCCGTCATCTAGTCACACTCACAATCAATAAATAGTCTTTTAATTTCATCACCAAACAATTCAATAGCACGTTCGGCATCTTTTTCATTTTTGAAATATCCAAAAAGGTTGAATCTCTCACGAATACAAATAGATTCAGTATAAATAACATCGAATTTTTGAGAATAAGATAAAAAGTACTTTATATCTTGTTTACTCCAATCCACTTTCCAATCCCCATTACACTCATCACGAAACGCTCTGAATCGTGTAAGTAAGTTTCTGCGTTTGGATTCTAGTTCTGCTGCTTCTCTAGTTGGGAATATGTTACCTTGACTAAAAAAACTATTATCGGCTTCTATGTCCTTCCAAGAATCTATTGGAAATTCTATTGTAGGAATCCAACATACAGCAGTGACAATTAAAGAAACAACTATACACGCAATAAGAATGTAAAACAGACTTTGTGTCACCGTATACCACACCGCTTCCGTTCGTAACTGCGGATATAACTCGATTGCTTTTTCAACACTTACCTGTAACCATTCAGCTATTTTGTTCATGATATTTTCCATTACTTAACCTTCCTTTCAATCAATACGCCTTTGTGTATTTTTATGATCACGTAAAATTCATCGCTATCTACATCAACTTTAATATCTCTAAAATCGAAATGCCCGATTAAATCGTATATTGCATCCTTTCTTTTTCTTGCTGCTAAGTTCCGTTCAATCTGCCATTTGATGTTTGCTTTTCTTTCTTGTTCTATTTTCTTCAACGCTTGTTCATAAGGCGTACCTTCACGCTTTAATTTGTATAAATTCAGCACACACCAAAGCAAAAAGATTAGGCAAATACTGATTAATATCATGTCAGTGCGAAGTGGGTGTTTGATTATAAAATCTAGTATGAACATTTAATCACCTTCTTCAATCAACCAATCCATATTTTTTCTAGTTTTCTTTAAATCTTCCACACCGTTTTTTTCTGCATATCGTAATAAATATTCAACCGCGCTACACCACCGGTGCGCTTCCATGCCACTTTTGTTTTTAACAAAGTTTTCAAGAACTTCTTTAACTTCTAATCCTTTACTTCCAACATAGTGGCTTGGTTTGTTTACTGCTTCTTTAATTCGTGCATTTTCTTGTAAGTCCATCGCTATACCCCTTTCACAAAAACACCATCAATCACTTTCCCTTTTCTATCCTTGATTTGATGATATGCACTTTCTAAACAGTCTAAGAAGTTCAAATTGCGCTGCATGCAATAACCAATTAAAACAACAGTTATATCACCTACTGCATCAATTTCTTCTGCTCTATCGTGGCTTTTATATGCTTGTTTCAATTCCAATACTTCTTCTTGTAGTTTAATCAATTGCCCGCTTCCGTCTAGCGTTTGCATATTTCTATCTACAAACCATTGTTCAACCAGTCTTAATAATTCTTCTCTTTCAATTCTCTTTTGATGAATTGGATCATTTAAATTCATGCCATCTTAACTCCTTCAAAATATGCTTTTAAATTGTCTGTAATCTTCTTTCTAGTGCTTGGAAATAATTTGTATGGATTTCTAAGAAACGTGTTCAACGTGTTAACCTTTACTTTTAAAATATCTTTTTGCATGTGGTAGAAGTTGTTAGATGATGTTCCAATCATCTTTTCTATTTCATCGCGTGCAATTAACAATTGAATGTTATAATCGTTAACTTCCACAAACATCAAACTTGCATCCGGTTTGATTGGTTCAAACGGTTTTGGTGCTGCTTGAATTAATGTGACGGTTCCTAACACGTTGTTTTTATGTTTAAACTCAAAGGCTTTCTCATACGATATAAATTCCATCGCTTGATGTTGATTCTTACAAAATTTCAATGTTTTCTTAGGATGCTTTTTATCTAAATAACCTTCCATGTATGAATAATCTTTAAATCCTTGGAAGTACACCCCGTTGTGCTTAATTACAAACATTTGTTTTCCCCTTTTACTCAACTTAACCAAAGTTTTTATTGTACTCTTCTTCAGTCATCTTTCCTGTAATCAATTTTCTTTTATTGCTTAAATAAGCTTCTTTATCACCAGTTGTTTTCAATTCAGAAATGGCTTTGATGATAGATGTGTAGCGTTCCGGATTTTCTTTGTAAACCCTTAGTTCTTTTTCCATCGATTTTTCCATCAATTAACACCCCTTTGCGCTCTCTCTTCATTCTGTTGTCTAAATAACCAATCCGGCAGTGGTTCAACATAGCCTTTAGGTTTGGTTGGATAATTTGAATAATTAGTTTTTGGATTAGAATCTATTTTGTATTCATCATTCCAACACTCTTGATTGAACCATGTTCCACCTTGTTTGATATATTTAGTTTCAGTCTGATTAGCTTTCACATATTCGATGTATGATTTTAATCCATTCTGAATTGTCGTGTGTTCAACTCCTTTTTTAATAGCTTTTGTATAAGCCTTAAATGCATCGTTCTTTCTTTCTTTTCT